GTAAGACTGTAAAGCATTAACGCTATACTGGCGGATAGCATCATTAAGACCGCTGATATAATCTTGGCTTTTAAGTTGCGTTGATGTAATAAAGCCTGAGTTATGCAGTTTAGTTAGAAGACCTGACAATCCGCTAGTACCAATAGCAGCAAGCACTTTATTGCGAGCCTCATTAATGTCAGAAGTATAATCTTTAGGTACTGAACCATCTTTAGTTGGTACAAAAAATACTTCACCAACACCACCTTTGTGAGTAACATAAGTGTTATGTGTTGAAGGGTCTGTATATATAAAATAAGAATTTAATAGTGGGTTATTAGCCTTAGCAGCAGCAGCGGTATTAGCGGCAGTAGCACCTGGATTAGCCTTGTTGTATGCAGCAAGTGCAGTGTTATATGCTGAATCAAATATACTAGTTAAACCTGCAATGTCTTCACCAGCCATTTGTTAGAATCCCTTCTGGAATGCTACGTACGTATCACGTGAATAGGCTTTAAGAATAGGCTCAAAGATTGCACGGTTTGCTTCTGTAAGGTAAGCATCTCCAAACATCATGTTCTTCAATTTAGCCTCAATCTCTTCTTTGCGTTGCTTTTTTAAATCAGTAAAGTTGGAAACAGTTTTCCAAGTTGGGTCTTCTGCAAATGCTTTATAATCACTAATCATTTTTATAGCAATGTTCATGCGAGTACGTGTAGCAATATCAATGTTTGCCTTAGGGTCAGCAACCATCTGGTCTAGACTAGATAGCAGTAGAACTTCTTTTGCAACACTAGTGCCTTGCATAGCCGCTTTTAACAATGGGTTAGAAGTAAACAATGCTTTACGTGCTTCTGTTGCGTTATCAACAATAGCCTGTCGTTTAAAGCCATCACCTTCAGCAAGAAGGTCTGCCTTTTCTTTAGTACCAATATCGTAATAAGCCTGCTTGTCTTGTGAAACAAGAACATCATCGTAGTATTTTTCTAATGACTTACTGGTTATAAGCCCAGCAGCCTGTAGATAGTTAAAGGAGTTAGCATTTAACTTACCAACATGCGGTGCAAAGATATAGGCTGCTTCACCATATGTCTTAATAGCAGTCATATTCTCACGTGCCCACTGATTAAGTTGGCTGGTTTCTTTAACAACAACTCTCATCTGCTTATCGCTACGCGATACAGTATAGATAAGTTTGCCTGGGTTTTTACCCATAAATGTAACTAGTGCTAGTTCATATGGGTCTTGAATATCCCCATTGTTACGTTGGTTAATAGAATCAAGAATGTCATAGAACTCTGAGCGTAGGCTAGTTACACCAACACGCTTAAGGTAGTCAGGAACATCTTTGCTTTCTGTTAATGTAGTAGAAGCAGGTGATATAAGCCCTAACAGATTACGCAAGAAGATAATGTTATGTGCAGATATACGGATGTTCTTAATATAATCTAACTTTTTTTGGTCGCTGGCATTAGCATCTAAATTGTTTCCATTGGCTGCATTATATGCCATAGCCTGTTGCCCAGCAGTTACTTCTTGACGAGACTTTTCTTGAGGTACTAGCATATCCCATACATGTTGCAATGTTGCAGGCACTAATACTTTTTGCAAATTAGTATTTGTGCCAAAGCCACCTAATGCTACATTACTTACAACATCTCCTGCATTTTCTGCTGCAGCATTATGAGTATAGCCAAGTATATTCTTCATTGCTAATACACCCAGTCCTGCAATAGGACCAGATAGCATAGGCAAACCAGAGTCTTGTTGGAATGATGGGTTAATCATATTTAACTTCATAGTGAAGTCATTAAACAATGGCTGTGAGTACCCAGTATTACCAGTTAATGTACGAATTGTAGAGTCAGTAGCCTTAAATAATGTAGCGTCCATAGGCACATTGATATATGGATTACCTTGTTGGTCTGTAAAGACAGAACCACTAGCAGATAAACCAAGATGTGCTAAGCGCATACGGTATAACACGCGTGCAGGTACTTCTCTAAGACGATACATACGGCGTTGGAAGTCTTCGGTTGCGCGATAGTAACGACCAACTGTACGAGATGCATATGCAAAGTTAGAACGTACTGCAGGGTTATCTGCATACTTAAGTAATCTATCTGCTGCATGATTCATACCGAGTTCGGTAAAACGTTTTTCACCATCTTCTCTAATACGATTTTCTAAACGTGCAACAGCCTCACGGCTGCCGTACTTTTCTGGTTCAGCAGCAATTGCTTCTTTAACATGGTCTTTAACCCACTGACTTTCAATGCCAGACCACTTTTTACGGGTCTCTGTATACATAACATTGAGTGCGGCCTGACGATGGACACCTGTAATCTGTCTATCCATCCATTCAAAGCCTTTATTGCCATACTTTGCCCAACGAGATTCTTCATTTTGAAATTGTGCAAACTCAATTGCTGAGTTAATCTCACCTTCGGGACGAAAGCCATTAGTTAATTCAGCAAAACGGTTAAATGTTAAACCAGCAGAGGCATTGCCCCAAGATATATCACGTTCATTTTTGCTTGCTTGTGTTAATTTTGATTTAAGTGTTTTAACTTCAGCAAGTAAAGCATCATTAAACTTAGCGGAACTGCCATGGAAGGTAGTATATAAATCTGTAAGTATACGACCAGCCTGGTCACGAATAATTGACACATCATTAGCACCGCGTGCATTCATTTCAACGCTACGAGCAGACATACGTTTAAAAGCGTCTACTGCTTCTTGGTCTTTAACAATATAACGGTTAACTGATGGGTCAAAAACTACACCAACAGATGACATAACTTCATCCATTGCTTTTTTAAAGTCAGCACTAGTCTTAAGACCATTGTTAGTTAAGAACACAGTTGCTGGACTAATGATACGGTTGTTAGGTAACTTAGCAGTATTGGCAACAAAGGCTTTAAACCAGTTATCAAAGTGAGCAAGAGCCACTTCATGTTCAGATAATGAGGTTGTGTCAATAGAACGTGTAGTACGTCCTACTTTTAGACCTTCATCTGTAAGGGCAACGTCTAGTTGGCTAGGGGTAATAATACCTTTAAGAATATCTTCACCAAAATTACCAGATAAACCGCTGTGACCAACAAATGCTTGTGCCGTAGCACTTAACATATCTGGGTGATAGACCAATGCTTGTTGTAAATACCGAAAACCTTCAGTATTAATATATTTAGCATAGGAACCTTTTAATGAATCTACAATTGCTTGACGTTTTTGCACATCATATAGTTCATCTGGGTTAATTTTTAAATCTTTAGCCATACTGTTAATAAGTTCTTGACGTTGTTTAATGGCAAGAGCATTAGATGGGTCTACTTTAGGTAAGATTTTTCCAAGTAATTCTTGAATTGGACCAATTGCGCTTTTACTACCAGTAAAACTGCTAACAAATCTGCCCATAATCTTGCCTTCTTGAAAGGCATAACGGCGTAATTCATTTGCTGGTGCAGTAAGCATAAACATCATGCTCTCATCAATGGCAGAACGTATACCCAAACGAGGTAGAAGGGTCATAAAAGACCAAGCATCTACTGCTTTCTTAGCAAACTTACCACTACCAAACCCTAAGACAGCATTAAAAAGATTTTGTTTTGATTTAACATCAGCAACATATTCAGCAATCTTGTCATAGGGCAAAGCGCCAATAACATGCGTAGTATGATAAGGCTGAACTGCGCTTTCAGAATCAAGAGTTTTAATTCCGCCAACTTCTTTAATGCTAGTTGACTCAAGATGTTCAATAGCATGCTCAGGAATGCCAGTATTTTTCATTGTTGCAAAGCCAGCACTGCCAGCAAACTTCTCACGAAGTATCTTTTGCATTAATTCCATACCTGCTTGGGTTCCACCTAAGCCAGCCTTGTGCATAATTGCAGCATAAACATTGCGAAGAATAACAACTTGTTCATCCATTGGAGCATCAATAAACTTTTCAGTCATAAAGCCAGCCATGTCGCGTGGAAGTAACTGACGTACCATGCTATTAAAATGATTAGCAGTTTCTGCAGAACGTTCGCCTAAACGAATTTCTTGTCCTGCCGCAGAACGTGCGGCCAGTTGACCAATTTTATAACCAAAGGCTTTCATGCCTTTAATTTCACCATTGATGTCAGCAAGAACTTTATCAAGTTCTGGATTAGGGTGAACTAATTTATCAAGCGATTCACCAGTTGTAATTAATGTTTTGTATAAAGGTTCGCCAAGTTCATCAACCTTAGCAATATCTCTACCTTGTGTTTTAAGAGGACCAAGTGTTTTAGAGGTTGTAGGATTAAAGACACTATCTAAGTAGGTCATAAATCCTTCAGTGTAATTACGTGTAACACGTGCAGTAGCAATACCATTGCGTGCATAAGTTACACCATCTACACGACCGCTTAACATAAGATGAACATTTTCTGCTTGAGAAAAATATTTTTCTGCAGAAGCGGCATTAAAAACTTGAGCGTCCTTAGACGCTAGTTGTTTAATTACATCACGGTTAGCGTAACCTGGAAAAGTTTGTGCAATGTCTTTGTAGGCTGCATCTTTAGCAGCAGCAGTAGGTGCTGTTGCATAGCGTTGAATAGCAGGTCCTAGTTGTTCTTCCCATAGTTTATTAACTTCTGGGTGTTGCATAACTTTAGACACGCCACCTGCAAGGTCACCTGCTTGTGCTGCTTCTTCAATAGTTTTAGTAAGACGCAATCCTAGTGTAGGACCCTTATCAAGACCACCGCTTACCCAAGTAAGTGGGTCAATTGCAATTTGGTATACAGCATCAATTGCACCTGATGCAAACTTAGTATAACCACTTACGTGGCTAGCATGTAATCCACCAACAGCCTTGTCATCAAGCATACGCATTAAGTCACGACCAGGAGATACCTGTGCAAACTTAACTGAGTCCATAATATCTTTAAACTCTTTAGGCTTGTCAAATGCTTTAGTAATTGAATCAAGTAATGTTTGGTCAATTTTACCATTGGCTTGAATAATTTCACCAGGAGTTTTGCCAGCAAGTAATCCTTTTGCTACAGCAACATCACTAGCACCATAAACTTTTGTTACTTCACCAATTGCTTTGTTATCAAAAATTGCATTGCCATCCCAAGCGGCCTTCCAAAGTTTTTTATTCCAAGGGTCACCCATACCCTGAGCAACTTGACGACCAACTAAATATGGTGTGTTAATTGCTTTGCTATAATCGCCAGCAACTTGAAACAAACCAATGATAGGGCTTGCAAGTTTTTTTCCAACATACTTAAGAGCACCAAGAATATCTCCACCTACGGTAGGAGCAGGTGCTGCATATTGAGCATCTCTATAAAGAAACTTAAGACTATCTTGCAAAGGTTGGTCTAGTTTGCGATATGCAGCAGTAGCATTATCTGGTTTCATTGCCATAAGTTCTTTGTGTTTTGCAATAGCAAATGAATACTGTTCAACTTGATTAATGGCAGCAGGAGTTAGGTTAGCATTTTTTGCAGCCGTATAAAGGTTAGGTGATGCTTGTGCAACAACAGGGTCAATTGGTTGCATTGTTACCCGTTATCTGAAATTTGAGCATCTAACAAATGACGGTAAGCAAGTTCCGAATCTCCCGATGGGTCGTATTGCGTAAGGTGGCGAAGAGTATCAATAAGTGTTGGAGCCTGATTAGGCAGTGGGCGGGACTCTGTTCCCGCTCCTGGTCCAGTTGGAATGCCAGTAGTAATTGGTTCGTTAGGACGTTGTGTTGGTGCACTCAATGGTACGACAGGTGAAGGAATGTTAGGTACGCCAGTACCTGCTAAGTCAGCACCAGATTGCTGGTCGTTAACTGCTTTGTTATCTCCATAAGGAAGACCTGTCCAGTCTTGCTTTGGTTGTGGAGCACTCATACCTTCAACAGCACCACCATCAGTACGTTGTGATAATGCCCCTGGTCCTGATACTGGAGCAGGATTTGCTGGCTGACGATATCCGCCTTGTTCTGCCATGTGTCCTCCTACTAAATAAGTCTAGATTGAGTTTTTGAAAGGTATGGTCCTGCTGTAAATGCTGTTAACCTAGTAGCAATTTCCATTGCTTCATAAGCATCAGCACCTGCATGCAATGCTCCAAGCACATAAGGTGCTCCAGAACCTGCAGCATAAACATTAGATTCAGATTTACTTACTGAACATTCTTGGTCTACATCAAATATCTCACCATTAACGGCAATGATAAATTGAAACCGCATTTCTTTAGTACCATCTTCAAAGTTATAACCATTATCCATTAAGCATTTGCGGAACGATGGCATAACTTTTGCTATCATAAAGTGATAAAGGTCTTTCTTATCAGCCTTAGTTGGTGTTGGTGGTTCCCAAATATGTTGTGCTATATCGCACGGAAGTACTTCACCACTGCCTGCAATTAAAAATGAACCACGTTCAGAAATCTTTTGCACTTGCGGGTGATTATAAATGTAACCATTGTCATCAGTTGTTTGACTGTCAGCAACTATAACTGCGTGGTCTTTGTATTCCAAGCCTATAATTGTTGTCATGTCCCTGCTCCAGTGTTAGATTGTTTTACGTGCCGTTACGCGTGCGCTAGAGCGCGATGCTCCCGTACCTGTAAGTGTTGAAAGCAATGTCTGTAACTCTGGTTTCTGTTGTGCTATCTGCGGTGCTTGTCCTTGTTCGGGAGGAGTAGAGCCTCCTACTGGAGCACCAGGAGCAGCAGGGACAGGTTGCTCAACTGTAGGTTGTGCGCCAGCAGGAGGATTCTTAGGTGCAAAGACTTCTTGAATTGAGTCTTCGATAGTTTTGCCTTTTTGTCGCAATGAAATAACATCTGCTATTTTGCGAACAATCTCACTTGGGTCTTGTCCTTGACTTGCCATCTGTGGGATAGCCTGTGTATATGCAGCAAGAGAACCTAGCAAGGAATCTCGCATCTTTTCAATTTCAATTTTTTCTTGTTCTAATGTTACGTTAACATTGAACGGTAGTTCACGCATTGCCATATCTTTAGAGATAAGACCGCCACCTAATGCTTGTAGCATAAAGATAAGTCCCTGTGCTGGGTTAAGACCAGCAAGCATTCCATAGCGAACATCAGCAGAGTAGTCACCCTTAATGTCTTTAGATGGAAGATATGTAACTTGATATGGAGAACCAGCATCGGTTCCACGAATAGTTTTTTCTACGTTGAATAGTTTTTCATCTGTTTCAAAACACAGACCAATAACATCACGTAGTGCAGTTTGGAAGATGGCTTGTGCAGATTTGATTTGCGTATCAAACGCACCAAGCAGTGCTTGTACACCCTGTCCAGTGACAACACTTGCATTAACATTTCCTGTACGAGATTCAGGATAGCGAGCGCCTACGCGCAGTTCTTCATTAAGAAGTTGTGATTCAGTAAACGCGCCTTGAGGCAAGGAGAGTTCAACACGGCGAACACCTGCAGGATTAGCAGTACGGATAACTGCGTCACCACCGAGTTGAAGTTCCTGTACGTCTTGCGGTAGAACAATTGGTGCCTGTACTGACTTCTCGGCTGCTTCCATTGCAAGTAATGCAAATCGGTTACGAAGCAACTGGATACCCAGTACATCATCAAACTGTCCACGCAATTCACCATCTGGGCTTGGTCGCTTAGCAATAATAACATTCATTTTGCCAAGAGGATTAGTCGCATGTGATAACAACATGTTATTACGTGATGGTAAATACAGCACTGATTGGTCTTTATCGTAATAACGAATCATTTCAATCATGCCGTTTAGTTCTTGTTTGTAACCCATCTTGCCTAGCAATTGGTTTTCATGTTCAGGGAACATGGCTACCAATTCACCAAGTGTCATTGAGTAACGTTTAGCAAAAGCAACGCAGCGTCCATAGCGGTCAAATTCGGGATAAGCCCCGACAGGATTTTCTAAGCGGATGCGTGGTTGTTGCTCCTCCTCGTCCAATTCAATAATGAATGGGAGGAATCCATATGTAATGTACATGTCTGCACCGTTGTACATCTGTACTTGCAAGTCAGATAGACGGAAATAGTTAGACGCAATGCGAGTACGTTTGTCAGCAAATGTACGAGCACGGTCAGAAGTTTGATTAACTGCAGAACAGTTAACCGCAGGAAGTGGTGCAATTACTTCTGCTAAGTCACGGGCAACAATGTCAATGAAGTTAGCAACTACGTTCTGGTCAATACCATCTGGAAAAAAGTTAGGATAGACCTGACTGATTTTTCCTTGGCGTACCATTTGTACGTCACCGTTGCGCTGGTCACGACCATGCGCTCGGTAGCGAAGAGTTTGAACTCTTGCGCCAATCTGGTCCATTGTTAACATTGATGTCCTAACGGTTGATTAAAAAAATTATTTAGTTTCCCAGTTCATGCCGCCACCAGT